TTGACTTGGGGTCCAAACTGCAGCGTTTTGAGACTTGAATAGGGAACCAAGAAGTGGTTGTTCCGAAACAAGAACCTGTCCAGATGCTTGACCAAGTGTGGTAACCTCAATTTCACCAAGTCGTGAAATCCAAACATTATAATTTGTTGAGTTGGAGAGCAGAACAAAAGCATATTCTGTGTTTGGTTCCAGATAAACAGGAGAATGGAAAGTAAACGTTGTTGGAACTGTTCCATCGTCAGAAAGATTAACTTTATCTGGTTCCAGAGTTACTTCTGAATAAGCAAGAACCTTTGAAGTTGGTGTTCCGAGATCAACTTCACGAATCTGACAAAAGACAGGAATGTTATCATCCTTGGCAAAGAAGAATGTGTCAATCTTGGTAACATAGATTCCAGATCCAGGTTCAACAAAGAAAGTTTGTGCTAGAGGGTCAGGTGCTGGTCTCCTTGCAGCTTGAACAAGGCCGCCGAATGGGTTCTGGCCAGCTTGAGTAATACTTGATGTTGTGGTTGTGGTTGAACCAATTGTTCTTTGTTGGGAGAATTCATTTCTTTGAACAGTTGCGTTCCTCATTGAGAGGGTGTGCTCCTGAACATTTTCAAGGTCACCTTGAGAGTAGAATGTTTCTTCTGCATCTGTTGTGAACGTTCCCACAATAGAGCTATTTGTTGAACTACTGGTGAGTCTAAAGACACATCTTCCAGTTTCAAAGGTTGGGTTGGTTGTATTTTCAGTGTCAGGAACTCTAAAGGAACCAATAAGAGTACCAATTCTGTCAGAAATCAATCTAACATTTGTAACTCTTGCTTGAGCACCACTTGTTTGACCAACCAGAATCATTCCAGTTGCAGCAAATCCAAAGAATTCAGGATTGTCTTCCGATTGAAGACTGAAAGTGTCGATGTTCAGAGTTGTGCTTGTTTCTGAGTATGAAGCAGGAATGTTGACTTCTCTGTCATATGGGTTGGTGTCATAAAGACCAGTTGGGAAGTTATAGGGTCCTTCTTTGTGATTAGAAACTGCCAATCTGAAAGCAAATGTTGGAACACTAGTGGCAAGAACATTTTCAGTTGAAGAAGCCGTTGGCATAATTCCCAAAACACCCTCAGATGGAATAAACGTTCCACTGATCATTTCAATCTCAATCAGTTTGTTGTTACAGAATCTTGTAACATCAACATCATCAAAGAAAGCATATACTTGAGTGTATGGCTTCATACTTGTTGCCGTAAACTCAATATTACGAGATCTCATTGTGTGGATGATCTCACGGCTAACAATTCTGTCACCCAAAGAAACCGTGTCAATCTGTTCAGTAACAATAAATTGCTCACCCTGTCTTTGTTGGTTAAGAGCAATGCTTGTTGTTGTGGTGGTATTGGTAGTGAGATCACCTGCGGTCGTTACCCGTACCTGCTGGTTCCTGCCCTGTCTGGTTGTCCATTGCTGTCGAGGTCCTCTCGTCGTGGTCTGAGTGGTGTTGCTGGTAAGACTTACACCAGTGGTTTCCCAACTATCCCACTGAATTGGAGAGACACCGACTCTTCTGCCATCTGCACCCGTTCTGACGTTAGCCCCAACCAGATTAGCAATTGCCTCAAAAGAACCGCCTATCTCGTGATTTTGAGTTTCAAGTCTGTTGGTTTCAACCCAAACATCTGTTGTTGGTTCAAGAGCAATGGAACCAGACCAGAATTGAACCAAGAAAGGAGTAACACTCTCAACTCTTGTTGCATAAGGATTCTTCAGGAACTCAACATCTGCATAATCCAGTGTGATCATTTGACCAGATCTTCTAATTCCAGTTCCTTGGATAGAAGCAAATCTCTCATCCTCATTTGGATCTGTTGTTGTTCCAACTCCACTGATGGCAGTTGTACCAAGTTGAAGAGAAAGAGCAGTTGTGTAGTGTGATGGTCTAAGAATTTGACCCTTTTTATCAACACTATTTTTAATACCGATGAGTTCGTCTTGAGGAAGAAGAGATGTGAAATTATCTACAAAAACACCAGATTTGAAGCGATTCAAACCATTAGCATCTGGAACAAATGAATTAACAGTCGCTTGCTCAAGCCTGCTTAGAGATGAATAATATTCCAGATTAGAAATTCTTCTTTCCAATCTAGAGATATCAGACATTTGATATCTCTTATGTTGAATAAAGGAAACTCTAGCATCTTCTGCTCGATAAAGATAAGAAGGTAAGAAAACATTTGCAATTTCTAAACTTCCACTGATTGCATCTGGAATGACAGGATTATCCGCAGCAGTTCCCCTAACAATGATAATATTGCCCTCTTTGTCAACACAAACCTTGTCATAACGTGGAAGGTAATAATCATAACTTATTGTTGTGGATTCATCAGAAGCCAGAACAAATTTCGAACTGTGTTGTCCTGTTGCTCCACCATCAAAGTCTCTTCCATCAAATTCAAATGGTGAATTAGCACCAGCAACCACCGTGTAATCCTTAACTCTTGGTCTTGCATCCAAAATGTCGGTTACTCGGTTATCGTTGATGATTGCAATTTCTTTTCCATAATCAAATTGACTATATGAGTTGACAATGGTGATGTCACCCGTGTCAGAAGAGTCATAAATTGCCTTTCCAAAGTAAATTCTTATTTTTCTGGACGGAGTGGAAGCATCTCCTTTTCTAACAATTCTAGAATAATCATAAAATGTTTCTTTTTGTCCATTGTTGAGATTAAAATCTGAACTGATATTTTTCGAGTTCAGATTGATTCCTGTTGCAATCGCATTTACACCACTTTGTGAGAACGTGATAACCTCACCAGTGGAGAAAGGAATGTTGTTGAGATAAGAAAAATTGATAGAAGTGTCTGTTTTTCTAACCAAGTAAATTGCTTTAGCACCACTTATTGTTCCAGTAATTGTTTCACCAATAATCAAGTCAGTTGTATTGGATGAAGGACCATCCATTGAAGCAGTTGTCATCGATGGTGCTTCTGGATCATCAGTTCCATTAGATTCATAGATTCCGTGAATCTTGAATACATCAGGAACATTCAAACAAATTGAACTGTCTTGAACACGAGTACCAAAGGGATAATTACCATAAGTCAATCCATCATTTAGGGTTGTTCCACCAACACCAGAAGAAGAATTGGAGGATTTGTTAACAATTAAGTTAGACGAGATAACTTTTGTTTTTACTTTGGGTGTAACCTTATCTTTACGAAGAGTTGCAATCAGAATGGTTCCGCTGTCATCAGTTGCGCTCAATCCATTGATTTGGATGGATTTTGATCCATTAGTAAATGAGAATTTATCAGTTGTTAGAATTTCTGTGGTCCCATCGGAACGCATCAGCATATATCTTTCTTCATCAAAGGGAAGAAAGACCTCATTTGGATCTGCATTGATAACTGGTGTGGAGTTAGCAGCAATTGAAGTTGAATACTGTCTTCTGATTATTAAATTAGCAGAATTTAAATCAACCGAGGAGATATTTGTTCTTGGCAAAACGCTATAAAGTGCTTCGCCACTGGCAAAATTACCGTATGAATTGGTGCTTTGAATTTTTGTTTGACGAGCAGTGAATGCCGAAACTTCAGTGCCAGATGAGGGAAGACCACCATCACACACGCCATTGACTGTTGTGACTCCAACAATTGTCAGAGATCCTGGATTGACGGCTGTAACTCTTGCAAAAGAAACATCACTAAAAGATGGTCTTTGATATGAAACGATGTTTCCAGTTGTGACAATTCCAGGGAAAACAGCACCAGCAACTGTAACGGTCGAAACACCACCACTTGCTCCAGTGATTGTAGCTGTTCCATATTCAAAAAATGCGTCTTGAATAATGTCAGAAGTGAAAGTTGCAGCAGAACCTACAATTCCAAAAACTGACTTAATATCTGAATTTTCCCAATTTCTGATTCCAATAACATATCTGCTGTCATCTGCAACTCCGTTGAAAAGAAGTCTTTCTCCATTGAAGAAATCGCCAGAGACGTTATAAGCGGTAAAAGCAGTTCCTGCCGAGACATCATATCTCAGAAAAGCAGTTGCACCACTTGATTCTCCTTTGATGTGAACTGGAGAAGACAGGGTTACTGGTTCATTGACTGTAAAATCAGAATAATTTTGAATATCCCACAGAGTCAAATCCCATTTATTTGTTCCGGGGTTAGTAGAATCATATGATCCAGATTCCAGAGCCCAATCATAAATTCGAGCAACACCAATTTCTTTGCCTGCAGCGACACTCTGATCGGATCCAACTCTCTGATCTCTCAGACTCAGTGTGTTTGATGTGTTGAATCCAATTGTTGCTGATCCAAAAACGTTGTTAACTCTAAAAGTAGGACCAAAACCAAAATTAATGGCTTGAGATTCTAAAGTTGCTGTTGATCTTGGTTTTTCGATGTCAACCAAAGTAGTTGATCTCAAATCAACCTCATAACCTCTCACATATGCTTTACCAGAACTAATTTTATAAGTGATCAAATCATCACTAGGTGTGTTTCCAGTTCTGGTGGTTTGTCCAGGGTTATAAATTCCTTTATTTCCTTCGCCGTCGTTCAGAGTTTCTCTAACAGTGGTAACAAAGTCCTTTACATAGTAATTACCAGACTCATCGAAGGTTCTGCGAGCAAATTCATCACCAAGATAGTTATATCGTGTTTTGTCGCTAATTTTTCTAATAATTCCATCCAAAATTTCAGCAATTTGGACAAAATTCTGATCATTAAAGTCATCAACTGGTTTTGAAGTCAGTGTTGCAGTGATTTTAAGGCGATCAGCACCTGGAGCAGTGTAATTATTAAAACCCTTTGCATTGTCGTTCAGTGTTGGATCGGTCTCAGAAGAAATTATTTCTTCCAAAACACTCAAACCAACTCTAACACTCGGAGTGTTAGAATATTGGCTCAAAATGAGAATTTGGCTTGAAACATCAACAAAATATCCTCTTAGGAAAAACACACCCGCATTGAGGATAAAAGCAGATCCAACAACCGATGCATCTTGGGGAACTGCAGTCGCAAAACCTTCACCAGCAGAGATGAAAGTCGTTGCATAAGTGATTGGTGAGTTTGTTAGAAGAATTTCACCATCTGCAAAAGTTGCAGTTTCTGCATCTGTGGATGAGGAATTTTGATAATTAACATAAATTGTATAATTTCCTCTCTCCGATTCCTCATTGGTGATATATGTGACAACTTGAGCAGTAACTCCAGTCGTTTGTCCTGTAATTGTTTTACCTACAAGTTGGTCAAGGTAAAGCGAAACGGGAACACCAAGGTATTCTGGTTGAATTTGAATTCCATAAAATTCACCCTCATAAATCGAGCCACCAGGAATTACCGCACTTCCTTCCTTAAACAAGTGATTACCGACATCTTCAATTTGATTCTGAAGAATCGACTGAAGTGTTGTTAATTCTCTTGCCTGAACTGGATATCCAGGTTTGAACAGGACCTTATAGTAGTTACTTTGGGGTTCAAAGTCGTCAAAATAAGGAGCAACGTTGAGATTAGTTTCCTGTGGCATGATTTTTTAGAACTGCAAGATGATTTTAACGTCTTCTTTCTGAGAGGCACTTCTTGTTACAGATGGCCTGTTATCAACATAAATGATATTCCCAGAGTATTTCTTAGCTTCTGGTTCAGCAAGTCCAGACTCAAATGTCTGTCCAAGGTAGTATGTTCTGTTATTTATTACTGTTGAAACACCTTGGAAAGCGGTATCAATTCCCAAATTGATGCTCCCACCACGAATCGTCAAATCTCCACTGTTTGGTGTTGCAGTTAGACGATTCTCTCTAAAACCATAAACAGGACTTGTGTTTTTGGTGCCATCAGAATTAAAACCACAGTTGGTTCTGTCTTGCCAATACTTCAAAACACCAGTGGTTTGATCATAAGAAACAACTCTACCAACCGCAGTTGATCCAACACCCACTGTTTGGGTAATTTGCGAGTCGGCAGTAAAAATTGCCTCACTGTAACCAGTTCCCGTAAGGCGAACTGCATAAGTTGCAGAAGCTTTATCAGTGTTTAGAACAGATAAAGATCCCTCTGCTTGGGGATTTTCGACCAATCCAACCCTCGCAAACTGATTTCCAGTAATAAAATCAGGGTTTTCTGTATCATTTTCAAATCTAGCATAAGAAAGAACACTAAATGCTCCCAATTCTTGATAAATGTCATTTCCGTGACCTCCGCTTGGTGGAATGATCACGTCAAAAACTGGTGCAGTCGTGCCAGTTGGAACTCCACCAGCCACCAAATCAAGTGTTCCAAAGGTGTATCCAGATCCGCCATTAGAAACAGTGACAGAATCCACTTTGGAGTCATTATCAATCACAACTGTTGCTCTTGCGCCAGACCCATCTCCCAAAATTGGAACATTGATGTAAGTTGCATTGGCAGATCCAAGAGCAACACCACGGTTTTTAATCGTAACGACCTTCAGTTGACCACTTGTGGAAGCATTTTGCCTAACAGCGGAGTTTGTGGTGCTAGATTCCCAATTACTTGGAACAGGAATGTAATTTGTGGAATCAAATTTGATCGCTTGAGATGGAGAAATGGTGTACAAATATTTCCAGATATATCCATCTCCACTTGAACCAGCAGATCTTGGTTCCAAATCAGTAAAAGTTGGTTCATCCAGTGAAGGACCACCCTGATAATTGTTTTCGGGAGTGGCATTGTTAAACAAACAGATGTAAACTCTGAAATCAGAGTTCATCACATAGAAATTTGCATCATAAATGTCAAAAGAACCAGATGGTTGTGAAGGATTTGAACGACTAATGTCGTTTCTCCACATATCATAAGTGGTTCCAGATGACCAGGTGATTTTTCTCACAACCTGACTTATGTCACTTGCATTAATTTTTTTAAGCGCAAGCATTGTATCCCAATAATCATTGGATTGATCCAGATTATCTTTGGGAGAAGGGGAATCCGTGTCCCAATCTGATTGATAATCAGATGCATTAGGAAGTCCAATGAACGTGTAATAAGAATTCGATGTGGACTGAACTCCAGCAACAAAATTCTTAGCATTCAAAATACGAAGTTGGTCAGTAATTATTGCTGCCATTGTGAGAAAGTTTTTCTTTATTTAGTGGTGTTTTAAACAGTTGTGTATCCAACTGCTTTGAGTGGGTTATAACGAGTGACCAATGCGGAAGTAATAATTCCAGCATAACCATCATCACCATAGAAGTTGAAACTTTGAGGATTTACTCTTGTTGGAATGGTAATCTTGCCCCAACTGAAATCACCCAGATAAGGTGCAGTTGTGTATCCAATGCTTCCAGCATTATCAACATTGACGAAGATTCTTCTGGAAGTTGTTGTGTAACCAACTGTGGATCCAACAGTTACAGTAATGTCATTGTCCTCAAAAGATGCCACTTGATAAACACAATCCAAAGCAGTTGTGGCAATTCCAATGTGTGTTCCAGTGGTTGTTTGTGAAGCAAATGTTCCACCAACTGAGAGATTGGTGTTGAGGGCAACCAAATAATCACCTGTGGAGATCCCACTGATTGATGTAGAACCAAGTCCAACGTAAGAATAATCTCTGATTGGAGATGACTGAGGAATAAAGGTGTCAAAGTAGAATTGACTTTGTGAACCAGAGGAAGTGGTTCCGAGACCAACAATGATTCCAAAATCACCAAAGTAATCTTCAACAACTGAATCCTCATATGTAATTTGTGGTGAGGCAATCAGAACCTGAGGAACATTTGTGGTTGTATAACCACTTCCAGGTGAAGTTACTGTAATTGAAGCAACACCACTTCCACTCAGAGTCGCAGTTGCGGTTGCTCTTGATGTTGTTCCCAAACCAATTGGATTAGAAACTGTAACTTCTGGGGCAACTGTGTAACCAAGACCAGCAATTGTTACATCGAAGGATGAAATTGTTCCAGCTGTGGAAACAATTGCAGTTGCTGCCGCAGACACCAGACTATCTTGAGACCTGATTGTAATTTTTTCTTGATAAATTACGATCTCAGCAAGTCCAGTTTGATCTCCTTCATTGAATTGATCAAACAGAGGAGCAACATTATCGACATAAACAATGGTAGATCCAATTCCAACAGATTTCAAGATGGATGCTGCTGGATAAATCAGAGGTTCATAGTTTTCTCTGTCTTTACCAACTGGATTTCCATCAATAATCTTATCTGTGGTTTGTCTGCACCAGGTTACAGGTCTCAGAAGTGTCTCACTCTGAGTAATTCCACTTCCTTTATATGGATTGGTTTCAACAACGTTTGTTGTAACAATGTCCGTGACTGTCCTTGGATCTTGGTCAAGATCTGCGGTTTGTCCTCTTTCTTGATCATGGTTGATTTGAAGAGTGTCACCCTCTTTGATATTTTTAATAATTTCAACAGGATTGATGTCAACGTTTTCTGTTCCTCTGTAGAAGATAATTGCAGAGGTGTCACCAACTTGTGGTGCCTCAGCAAAAGTAATTTTGCTTCCACCACTGAACTGATACGCACTTCCGGGAACCTGAAGAATGTTATTAATAAACACGATCAAGTTTTGTTCCAATTCCAAAGAAGAACCGAGAGATTTCTCGATGGAGGTTTTAATTCCAGCAACTGAAAGTGAGAATTGTGAAGTCTTTCCATCAAACTGAGTGTCCAGTGGATCAAGAACTTGGAGAGATCCAACAGTCCACCCACTGAAGGTGTCAGAATCAAGACTCTCCACCGTAAGTTCAAAATTAGTGAATGTCAGTGTTGTATCTGTTGGGATTCCAGTTGCTCCGCCGATCTCAACTGTCAATACATCAGCATCCTTATAACCATAACCAGTTCTGGTAAGAACAAAGTCAATAACACTGGAACCTTGTCCAACATTGATGTTGACTCTTGCACCAGTTCCCAGTCCAGTTGCTCCACTGTAAACCAGAGGAATGTCACTGTAACCCAAAGGAGAATCAATCACAACCTCTGGTGGGTTTGTCGATGTATAACCAGTTCCAGGATTTGTAATCGCAATGCTAACGATGTGTCCACCACTGATAGCAGCGGTTCCAATGAACTCAATATTTGGAACTCCATTGCTGTAAGTCTGAACACCGACATTTACAACTGTTTGAATTCCAGATCTGTAACCAGATCCAGTGTTCCCAATGCTGATGGATGAGATCGTCCCCAGTCCAGAAACAATTGCTGTTCCACCAGCAGAAACCAGAGGTTGATAACCAAAACCTTCTGTTGAAGAAACAGAAACAATTTTTCCACTCAGGGGCAAATTAGAGTTATTTGGATCATAATCATTTTGAACACCACTTCCCTGATAGGTGATGGTTGTAATTCCACTTCCTTCGCTCAAATTATATGAGTTAGAGACTGTTGTGGAATTTGGTTGTTGGAAGATTCCATTTGTGAGGATGATGGCATTGTAAGTTGAGTAACCAACTGTGTTTGATCCACCATTTACAAGAGTGAACTCACTTCTGATTCCAGTGAACTTGGATGAAATATCATCAAAAACATAATTAGAGGAATAAGTCTCATCCGAAGAATTGACTGGGGCATTTCTCATAAAGGTTCTGCCCTGGAATGTGGAGTGTGTTGTGATCCCAGTCCAGTCACGATAATTTGGATTTCCAGTGGTTGTGCTCAGAGGTGTTGATCCATAAGGTGCTTGAACAAAGTTAATGGTGTTGCCAACAATGTTATATTGACCAATATATTTGGTAATTGTTGCGCCAATTCCGTGAGAAACTGACAGTGTTCCTAACTGTCCTCTTAGGACTTTGAGATCTGTTGGATTATCTCCACCAACACCTGTCACAATCATGTATTCATCATCAACTCGAATTACATCATCAAGATAGAAGTCTGTAATTCCAGTAGTTTCTAATGTTTGACCAAAAACAATATTAGAGTTCAAAAGTGTTGTGATGGTTGTCAATCCAATTGGAGATTGAATCATGTTGTCAATCGCAACCAGTGCTTTGGCATTTTGATTTGTTGCTGTGATGCTGTGAGAGGTGCCGATTCCAACAGAAGTTAGTTGAAGAACATCTGGTGATGCCTTCAATGCATTCTCCGCAGTTGTTGCGAATTTGACAAATCCATCATCAATTTTAACAATATAAAGATCATGAGGAAGTTTATCTGTGATTCCAATTCCAGGAACATTAGTTGATGAAATTTGAATTGCTTGAGTCGTTCCCGCTCCTGCATAACTGTAAGTTACGAGTTCTCCACTTACAAAATAGTGATCTGGGAGATGAACACCGTTTCTTGTAGAATCTGCAATTCCCGAATTGCTTCCATCGAATGATCTTCTAAAGATTTCATTACCACCGTGCTTTAGGCCAAATGCAGTTCGAAGATCAAGTTTTGTTCCAATGTATTCTTCTTTCTCGGAAATAATTTCAACAGTTTCAAGATCAATTATGGCTGCCTCTCCATTATTATCAAATTGTTGAAGAAGTTGGCCATAAGAGTTTACCAAAACATGTGCATTTGGATTTGGCGTAAAGGTTACATCAACACGAGTTCCAAAAGTTTGGGCAACACCAACAGTTCCAGCAATTCCAGCAGTTCTAACATTTCCAAACTCAAGAGAAATCTCATCAGTTGAAGAATTCAGAACAACAAATTCAATCATTTCATATTTGCTGTTTGTGATGTCATCCACTGAAAGGATGAAATAACCAGCGTCATAAGGTGTGTCATAAGAAGCAACCACAACAGGAGTTGGAGATGCATTCGCAGGAATATCTTTGTGAGAAGATTTCAGTTGTGATGTTTGGAGTGTGTTTGTCCCTGTGGTGAATCGTGTACTGTCACCAATTGCAACGACAGAAGTGTATGTGGTAACTGTCGAAGAAACAGAGACATTTGGTGTAAATGTGATATTGAAGTTGGATCCAGAAATCGAAGCATCAAATGTCCCAATACCTGAGAACAGAGGAGCTGGATCAGTCATCAGGTTTCCATATTCAACAATCGAAACATTAGTTCCGTCGTGAATCAGATTTAGTTCAGTTCCAGTTGCTTCGTTGTTTTCGTCCTCAACCAAAACAAGAAGTTTTGCACTCCTATAAGTTGAAGAGATGGAAACAAGCGTTGTGGTTGTTGAAGGAGGTGCCGCTGTAGTTGCACTTGAAACCAAAACAATATTACCCAACGTTGTTTCATCTTCAGCACCACTGTCATTAACAATGCTAAATGCAACCGCAGAGATGTCATAACTGTCATAAGCAAACTCAATTGGATAGAACACCAAATCACAACCAGACAATGTGTCTATGACATCAAATGATCCAAGTTCTCTTGCGGTTTCGATAATTGCATATTCATCGACGAACTGATTTCCACCTTCCTGAAGGAAAGAAACGATCGAGAATTGTCTCTCATCAGTCAAATCTTTATCTTCAACTAAAGTGAAAATCTTATTGAAGATGTTAGCACTATCAAAAGAAATTACAGGAGGAGAGAACGGTGTTGTTCTTTCAGAACTGTTAAATGTTGCACTAAAGTCATCAATGCTCAGAACTCTGTTAGTTTGTGATTCATCATAATTTGTAATTGTTTTGTTGTCGAAGACAATTTCTTTAGAAACAATTTGTCCGTTCACATCAACTGTGACTTCAGAAACAAGATCCCAATCATATTCACAGTTAAGACTTGCTTCTCCAACAATGTCGTGTATTCTTTCAACTTCGGAGTCGAAGGTTTGAATAATCGAAGATTCTTCTTCCTCACTAATAATATCAAGATCAGAGAACTTAGCAAATCCAGCAGTGTGATTCAAAGATCCAACTGGTTCACTCCAAGTCTGATAAGGAATTATGGAATTGATAGAATAAGAGAAATTTTGATAATATTCGTTGTTTGGAAGTTTTTGAAGATTATCATTCAGGAATCCAGAGTTGGTCTGCCAACTGTCAACAACTGTTGCACCAGCCCCAGTAGAGATTTTTGAATTATAATTAGTTCTTGCCTCAACAACTGATTGTGTTTTGGACGAACTTCCAATAATGACATCACCAATGGCATATTCTTTTGCTGTGGAGATAATTAACTGTTCTGAGGATGGATTCCATCTTTCAACAATTCCAACAACATTATTCTGGTTTCTAACCTGCTCTCCAACAAAATAATCATTAGTTTTTAGAACTGACGTGTAAATTGGAAGATCTTGTGTGTTAATAATTCTTCCAAAAGAATTATCAAGATCTAAGTTTCCAGGAATTTGACCTTCCTTAATCAAACCGCTTAAATTGTATTCAACGTAAGGCTTAAAAGAATCAAGTTTTTTATCAAAACCAACAACTTCAAAGAATGTGTAATCATAATCTGCTGAATTATAACCAACTCCAGTACTTCCAACACCAACACTCAAGTTTTCAACCAGAACTTTAGATCCGATTGGGAAATTGAACTGATCTGCTTCTGCTGTAGTGAAGTTTCTGTCAATAAACGCTCTAACAACCTTAGTTGTGTTGTTATATGAAACGGAAGCAATTCCCAAACCATTTGAATTGTTGGATGGGATAATTCTTGGAGTAATGTTGTAAATTCCGGTGGAATTATCAATAATGGTGACTTGTTCATCACCCAGTTCATAATTGAGATCCAAACCATCCACAACTTTTTTGGTAAAACCATCCAAAACAACGAGGTCTGGAGCAACTAAGTAATTTCTTCCTTGAGAAGAAATTCCAATGCTTTCAAATGAACTTAAAGATTCAACTTTTAAAATTTCTGGAAGATTAGTAATAACATCAAGAGTCGAATCTGAGGGATAATCAAAACCAATGTTGTTGATGTTTATGGAAAGAACTCTACCAATATTGTCTGACAGTGGATTGAGGATTGCACCAGTTCCAGTTGCACTTCTTACAGATGTAATGCCAGGAAGTTTCTTATAAGAGGTGCCACGAGAAACAAACTTAAACTTGCTAACTGGACCAGTTACATTTGTTGAGGTCGTTTCATAAGAAGGATTGGCATTGAGTGAATTATACTCACTAATGAGTGGAGCAGATGAAATATTATATTGGAATGTTGTTGTTCCAATCCCACTAATATAATGAGGTCCATCAAACGGTGTTTTTACAATATTGATTTGGTTGTTATTTTTAACATCAGTGTCAATTGAGATTTCCTTCTTAACATCACTGATAAGAGTGTCATTTGCAATATCAAAACGATAGAAGAGAACAACAGGAATTTCATTAGTGATTGTGATTTGCAAGTAAGCATCAGAATCAATACCAACCTTTCCATTTTTTACAACTTCAAATTCATCAGCAATTTCAGTTTTATAGAAAAGATTTACATAATCAGAATCACTGTAAAAATTCAGGTCGAAAGCAGAGAAAGTAACACCATTGACAGTAAAGGAGAGTGATAAATCTGAGAGATCAAATTTCAAAATATTATTTCTGCTAACCTCAACTGCTGGGTTGATTTTGGAGAGTGTTCCGAAAGAAGTGCTTGTCAGATTGACAAATTGTGGGTTCAGAGCATTCAACTCAAATTTATTAGCAACCAATCTGATTTTGTCTTCCTCAAAAGGAATCACATAATACATTTTTTCATTCACTAATCCTCCTGCAGGTGTGGATGAAGTGTGAATGACTTTATCTCCACGTTTGAATGGATTGTTAGTGATTTCAATTGTGTTTAGAGTTGTGTCAACGTTGCCAGCAACGAATGATTGTGGGTCAAATACAATTCTACGGTTATAATCATCATACTTAACAACAACAGTTGTTATTCCTGTTGGATTAACATTAACATTGACAAAATCACCTTTCTGAAGAGTGTGTGAACTCGCTGTCGAAACAGTCACGACATTTCTAGAAACCTTACCAGAAATAACTCCATTTAAATCGGTGGTAAAGTTGTGAGTGTTTCCAGTGCCAACAGAAGTAAAGTAAAGGAGTCCTGTGGTTGCACCTGAACCCACATATCCGCCTGTCGAACTTAAACCAATCTTGTTTGTTCCAAGACCAATGTAATCAGTGTTGAATGGAACTGCATAAAGATTGGAGAAAATGCTCATGCTTGTATAAGCAGTTCCCGAAATTCCATTCCAAACTTCGATCGAATCTCCACCATTGGTGGAATAAATCAACTTATCATTCAGTTTGAGTCCGTGACCTGGATAATAAATCTCTGTTGGAGCAACAAATGCTTGAGTTTTTCCAACTCCAGGATCCGAGAATACAAGAGTTACGCCAATTCCAGTTCCAGTAACCGTTCCCAATCCAACAGACTCGTTTGGATCAAAGTAAAGAGATCTGTTAAAGAAGAACTGTTGCGTTGTTTTAATTGTTCCGACATTTACAGAGAACTTTCGAGGATCTTCATACAGAACAGATGAACTGGTATAAGCAGCACCAGTTGTACCATTAACCTCTCTCAGAACTCTAATTCTTCCAGAGCGATTGTCAACATTCAGAACCTTAACCTCTTCACTTTGGATTTTGAGAATGTCATTTGGTCTGATGTTTGGTGAATCAAGAGCACCAGTAACATAGAAGTAAGTTACAATTCCAGTTGCACCAACTGTCCCAACACCCAGAGTCAGGATGAAATTGTCACTTCTGACTCCAACTGGGTAACTTCCAACAAGAGCATCATATGTGGTCGAAATACCACTGATGGTAACAACATCATTATTGAGTAAGTTGTGTGGTGCTGTTACAAATCCAATAAATGAATTTTGTTGAACTGAAGATCTAATAAACTCTACATTATAGAAGTTAGTGCTGCTTGCAGAGAGTGTGTCAATTGTGTCACCTTTAACTCTGTCAACACGAATGTCAACATCTCTTCCACCAGTTCCCTCGTTGTTGAAAATGACTTGATCTCCAACTTTATAATTTTGACCAGCCGTTACGATTCCAACCCCACTAATGGTTCCAGATGCAGTTGCTGCAATTTCACCAAACTGTCGAACAATGTCAGATGAGTTGAAAATGTAGTCATAACCACTCCTCTCACCTTTTGTTTTATATGAACTTGTTTCTCTAATCCAATTATTAGATTCAATGTCATAATCGATTTGATTTGAAATCGACTTGAAATTGAACGAGTTGGGGACAGAATAATATGTGTTTCCGATCAAATATGGGAATGTTGGTCTTCTGTATCCCTCAAAAGGACCTGCTGAATCAACAGAATTATTGATTGTAGCAAAATACGCATAGACTCCTTTGGGGAAGTCTGGGGTAACACAGAATCTTCCATTGTGTTCATCAAGATCTCCACCATCATTAAAGAGATAATCCTCCACAAAGAATCCATTAGGCCAGACAGTAAATGGTGGTGAATTGTCTGCTGTTGTAACAGAACCCAACTCATAACCAGAAATCATTCTTCTGATACTTCCTGTTCCATCTGCATTGGCAAATCCATATGGTCCATAGATTGGGTTTCCGTCGTAAGCCCAACCAATAATTGGTGAGTGAATTTCGCTATCGACTTCGGATCCATTAATAATCGTTAAGTCTTCAACACC